GTATTTCCAATTCTATAAGCAACTCTTATGATTGTTGATATAGAGCTTCCTGTGTTTATAGTTAACTCTATTGTGTTGTCTATATACGGATTAATATTTGTTATTCCTGCTATATATTCATTATCATTTGGTAGAATCAAATCTGATATTGGTGACCACGCAGACTCTTCATTATCATCATATACATATTGGTATCTGAACTGAAATAGTTTGCCTAATAAATTATTGCTAGATTCATTAGTGTCTGTCACATATACTCCTGTAGGAGAGAATAAAGGAGGATGCTTAATCCAATCTAAATTGTTAAATGTAATCTCTGTATAACCCTCCGGGTCAGTTCCTCCGCTATCTGTATATAATAAGGCCTTCTCAATATTTATCTTTCGAGGAGGGTTAAAATATGGCAAGCCAAATGGGTCTAATTCATAAGACTCAAAGTAATTATCAGTCCAATAAAGAAGTCCGTTAACTACAGCGGCATGATATATTTTGTAGTCTAATTGAAAATTAAGTATAGAGTCCTGTAAAATTAATTGGTAGGTATTATCTATTGTGTTGTACCTCCAAATAGAGTGGTTTCTAGATGTATTGTAAACAAACAATATTATATTCCCACCTGCCTTATACCCCTTTCCTTCTACGTCTTCACATGAACCAATAATCACATTATCACCTGCTGGCAAATTAAGATTTTCCAACAACTGATTTCCTGTTACAGATTGAACAGCCCCATCATTAGCCGTTCCAACACCGTAATTCCTACTATAAAATGCATTCCTATAGTCACCATCCGTAATGAAACGATCCTCATCATCAGTATTTAATCCACCTGTAAAGGTTATGTTTTGTGAATACATATTATCTCAATTTTAATCCAGGTGCTGAGTAGTAAGCATCTAGAAGTTCATCAATAGTATTTCCTGTTGCCATCGCTGCATCAGCCATAGACTCAGTATATATACGCTCTCTATCTTTTGCATTAACAGGATATTTTTGAGGCTCAAATTCAGATAGTTGCCAAATAATATAATTACGCATTGGCTCTATATAATAATGAGGCACAAGTGTTTGAGAGTTAACATCTGCTCCGGTACTTAAATACTCTAAAACAAGGTCTCTTCCCTCAATACCATTTGACAATTGAACAAATGTATTGGTCGGGTCAATTCTGTAGTATCCCTCATTAAAGCCTCCACCCATTGCAAATAAAGCAGGGTAGTATGTTCCTCTCCAAGTATGGTCAATAAAAAACACTCCTTGGTTAGACACATTTGGGTTGGACATTTGGTCGAATCCGCAAGCCTCCATTGTTGTTGGAATGGACATATTTGGGTCTAAACCTAATGTAATTAATCTTCCACCTACGTTAAGTGCTATCTTTGAGTATCTCATAAAGTCACTTGGTAGGGGGGCTTGTCTCAAACTATTTACCTGTAAGTGAGCAACCTTCATACATGGAAACGCTGTAGTACCTCTTACAACTTCTGTCATCCATTCAATAGCAATTTGCTCTAAACGAGGTATTTCGGAAGTCTGTCCCTTAACCCTATTTAGAGCTGACTGAATAACATATTCTATATTTTTTACAGGTGTTCCTTCCATGTCTTATTATCCTTTTGTAGGCGAATTATCGTCTAATGTATTATTAATTATTTCTTCCGGTCTTATATCTGTAGCACGAATTAACTCAATAACTCTTGTTAATATAGGTCCAATTGCCGATGGCATTACAACCTCATCATTCTCATCTGTATCAAGAAAAGAAGGTATTATATAAAAAGTAACCGTATCTGAATAAGGTTTGCAAGTCCAATTAACTTGCTTTCCTCTCGCAAAAAACTCTGGTCTTGCCATCTTCTTAATTGTGCTTAAGAAGATATTCTGATCTTCAGTTTGGCGAGCAAAATAGTTATTTGAGCAAGAGTCTGTAGCGTATTTAATAGACTTATTTCCTGCTATAGGAGATACAGGAAGTGTACTTGTATACTTACCATTACTGCAAGTCACAGCAACTTCATAAGCAGTAGCCATAGTTTGACCAAGTTCATTGTCTGCATTTGATGCCTCTTGATAGATAACATCAAGCATAGCAGCCACAGTGTTGTACTTATAACGACCTAAAATATCATTTGGTACATCACCACTAGCCAAACGCTCTTGTATCAATTCTATTAGCTCTCTCTTTGTCATGGCATTAATCCTTTTTCAATTTCTAATACACTCAAAGAATTAAGGTCCTTCAAGTTTATCATAAAGTATTTAGTCAACTCATTTACCAAGTCGATATGAACATCATCGTAATATTCAAATTCTACACTTATACTTGGGTCACCTGGAGTGAAGTTAGGATTACAAGTTAATGTAGCTGTATTCTGATGAGTTGCACCCGGAGGTAAGTAGTATGGCATCCCTGTTGCCGTTATGATGTCATAGTCATATATCGGAGTTAAAGGATACCTTACATATGTAAAATTAATCGCAGGAATACCTTGAGGTCGAACTAATATCTTCTCATTTTGAATAGTACAAATAGGTCTTGCAAGGCTCGGTTTATATAGAGATGTTGATAGCCTGTACGCAAAGTCTTTATTTGTTAACATTTCTATGTGACGATATTCTAACTCAGATCCGGCATCATTATTTAAAAAGTCATAACGGCTAGACCTAGAATATCTCAAGTAGTCACTTGGTATTACACCATATCCATAACTATCAAGAGTTAGTGGAGTTGAATTGTTGTCTCCAAGTGTTACAATAAATTGCCTAATATTATCTGCTATCTCTTGGTCCTGTTCATATAATTCAAGATAATCATTTATCTTTTGAATATTAACATAGTCAAGAGCCTCATTATATTTTTCAGGCGTAATAAGGTTACCATAGGCATCCTTACCTATCTTATTATATACTTGATTTAATATTTCGTCTAGATTCATAATCTATTAATAGTATACTCTAATTTCTACTTGCACAGTTAAATTTGGGCCTGCTCCATCTGTATAATATGCTCTAACATTATTAACATTATATCTTCCAAGAGCAACTAAACCGGAATAATCATCTGAAGGGACTGTGATTGAACACCAAGTCTTATCCACTACAAATGTATTTGCCAAATTACCTTGGAATTCACCTGCTGCAATCCTTGTCCATACAATATCTCCAATACTATTTTCTAACACAGTTACTACCGGGTCAGATGTTCCAGACTGCTCTAACAATGCTACATATGATTTATAACCTGTTTCACTAGTCGTGTTATTAATCCATTGAGGAACAATATCGGTGTCACAAGAAGAGCAATCGCTACAACCGCAACTACTGCCACAAGAACAACCGCCTTGCCCGACAAGGTTGACAATTTTCTGTGCGTATGCATCAGCAGCCTCTGTATTGCCGCAAGACCTTTCGATTTGGTATTGTGTATAATAAGCATTAGCAAGAGTTAATTCATTGGCATATCTTGGAGTTGAAGATCCGCAAGCAATATCAGCAGAGTATGCAGAAGTAATTTTGTCTAAGCAAGAGTTTACACTACACAACTGAGCATTACAAGCAACATTGTGATTTAACACATCTTTCAACTCGTAAAATATAATCAAGCCATCGTCTTGAGTGTAAGAAAGATTTGTAGTAATAATACCTGTCCACATTCCTGTTGCCAATTGGTTTACAACTAATGTAGACGCAGTTGTTGTTACTACAGGATTTGTTACAGGAGCTGGAACTAATCCATTTGGATAATACAACTCAATAGTTCTGTTAACAATGGTTTGGCTACCATAATCTGTAGAATCAACAGCAGATATCTGTCCATTTGGAAAGTAATTGCAATCATTAGATACATTGAACACTAATGTTTTTTGAGTAGTACCTAAATATGTGAAAGTCTCCGTAGAAGGAGATGGCATACCTGATACAGTATCATATTCAAATGTGTACACACCCTGTACAATATTTCCAGATGTGTCTAATGGTAAATTATATTGAGAAGAGGTAGTTGAAGCTGTAATAAAAGCATTACCTGTTGTGCTTTTATTCAAAATCAAATTACCGGATGGATCATATACTTTAGCGTAAATGGTAGCCGATGGAGAAGTTGTACCATAATACTTCTTTGTGCTTGTATTGAAATTAAGAGATGTAGCCATTTTTACTTAAATTATACACAAAGATAAATAAAAAGGGGTACACTAGCACCCCTCTTTAAAGATTATTTTATTACGTTTACGCTAAGGCTTTCTTCAATGTAGCAAAGAGTTTTTTCTCTTTAGAAACATAAGAAGCTAAGGCGTTTTTGTCCTCAAATGGAATATCAGCAACGATAGATTCCTTTCCATTATAGTCCATTATTGTCTGAGTTCCATCCTCATTCGCTCTTAAAATACCTAAAGCACTTGCTTGCTCCACAAGAGTTAGTGCCTCTGTGTTGTCTTGTATTTTAGCTACCCCATTAATAATCCAAGATTTGAATTGCTTGTTACCATCCATTGTAGAGTAGAATTTAGCCAAGACCATTTCTTTTGTATCGTCAGGACTAACCAAGATTTTATTTTCAGCAATTTGCTTTAATTTCTCTAGAGACATTTGAGCAAGAGCAATTTTCGCATTAGATTCAGCAATGATGTCGCTTGTTTTAGCAGCAGCATCAGCTTGCTCAACTAAGAATTTATATGGTGACAATGAATTTCCTACTACACCGTTAGAAAATAAGTTAGAGAAGTTATAGCAAAACCACAATAACTCTTTATCTTTTGCCGGATTAAATGAAAATGAATTGTCAATTACAATGTGTTTTTCGGGAAAATATGATGATCCATCACCTCTATATCTTGGAGGTTGATTTGAGTATCTAATCTCTCTTTGTTCACCTGTCTCGTCATCAATCCATTTACTTACTAACAATATAGAATGTAATGGTTTAGAAAAAACGTGAGGTGTTTTGGGATTGTTAGTCTCAATTTTTTTGATTACATTTTCATTGTAATTAACTCGAAGAGTTTTCCCTTTATTCATAAAATCAGGGAATGCAGCTGTTAATTGCCCTAAATCCTCTTCATCAAGAATGAATTTTTTATTGTCTGCAAATAGCATAACTTTTAATTTTTATTTATTGTGTTTTGTGTTTGTTAAAGTTAAAATGAGGGAGGTTTTATCCTCCCCCATTTTTATCATATTACCTTTCAGATTAGGCAGTCAAACGAGTGAACTGCTCTAAAGTGAAGAAGTCAAATCCAAGGTCAGATGACAAATAAAGTTTTGCCACATCATATGGACCAATCTTACGAGCAGAAGCACGACCGTCATCGGTGATTTCCATGAAACGGCTATATCCATCCATTTCCTTGTAAACCAACTCGATACGATTACGCAATACTCCTTCAGCATCGGCAACCTTGTTCAATGGAATAACCCATCCACGCTGACGAAGACCAGAGCTAACATTAGCAGCAGTAGTCGCAGGGTCTTGCATGAAACGAGCATTCTTTAATGCAAAGTTGTAACCATCGATGTTCAAAGCCTGCCATGAGAATGTGCTGAACAAAGTTTGAGTCTGCTCCATGTTACCACCGAAGAATACGTCAGCGATAGCTTGAGTAGTAGCGTTAACCAAGTTAGCATTACCTAATTCATATGCAGAAGAACCTGAAGAAATTTCTTGGTTTAAGTCGCTGTAAAGCTCATTAGTTAACCAAGTCAAGAACAAGTTACTAGCATATCTACGGCTCATTACAGATGCAATAGTACGCAAGTCAGCAACACCAAAGTTACCAGCACCTCCGATTGAGTGAGTGTAACCACGAGAAGTGATTTCAGCATCCAAACCTGAGAAAGTTTGTGGCATACCTGTGTTGGTAGTATTTTGACCAAATACCATAGATAAAGCAATTTGCTTAATCAAACGATATTCAGCTTCATCTTGTCCTTCGTAGAAGAAACCATTCATCTTCTTAGACTTACCATCTCCGTACTCAACTTCCATCCATTGAGGAGCGTTAGTTTTTTGAGTACCGGTTAATTCGTAAGTTTCTTTGAAGATTTGTGTTTTCCAAGTATACTTAGTCCAAAAAGACTGAGAAGATACCGGCTGTGCAGTTCCTTCATCCCATGCAGAACCTGTTACAACAAATACATCACCTGCTGTTGCAGCTGCGTTAGTTGTAGCGTCTAAAGGTTTGATAGTTACGTTAACACCAGATACACCTGTAACTAAATACAAAGGCAAAGTTGAAACACTAGTGTTCATCAAAATTTGACCTTCTTTAGCGTAAGTATAACCTGCAAATTGGTCAACGTATGGGAAAGATGGAGGTGTAGAAACAGATCCGGCAGTTGTGTCAGAAACAAAAGTCAAAGCAACACCTGCACCTGGAGCAGCTACAGTAGCGTTAACTACTACAGGAGCGTCATAAAGACCTTTTTCCCAGTGCCATCCTGTTACGTTTTGAACACCACGCTTCATTCCTAATCCCATCAAAAGTTGGAAGTCAGAAAGACCGTTGTCACCGAATTTGTTTTTAAGAGTACGCAAGTAGTGAGGCACTAATAGACCTGAAGTGTAACTTGCATCGAATAAAGAAAGCAACGACCCATTTAAACCACTGGGGGCTGCTACTGGAGATGAAAATGCCATTTTAGTACAATTTTAAATTTAACAATCACTTTTTAGTATTGTGACTCAAAGTAGCGTTGCAGTTGGGATTTCTCGCTTCCTGTGCTTGGCCTTTCAGTTTTCTTAACCTCCGATCCATTATGGAACTCCTTAGCTGTTTGCTCTCGGGCCTCCCCTTTAGCAGCATTAATGAGTGCCTTATAAATGTTTTTTGCTTCAAGATTTTCCACCCGACTCCGAATGTAATTATTCATAAGCTCAACATTTTGGTCGTTAGGTAATGATGGATTTGATTTAATTAGAGAGAGTAGTTCATTTTGCAGTTGATTTTTAGTTTGCTCAGACACCTGAGTTTTAATTTTCAAACCTTCAACTTCCAATTCATACTCACTCATCTTTGTCAAATCGCCAACTACTGGCTTCCATTGATTCACAACCTTTTCAATGGTCTCTTTAGACTCATTGAATTTATTACGCAAAGATGATAAAATATCTCTGTTATCGCTAATATTTTTTAATTTTTCTTCTACAACAGCAACATTTTTTCCAATTTTCATCTTCATGATTTTTGGAGCATCTTCAAATGTTACATCTGCATATGTATTATTCTCATCGGCAATAGCATCGCATAAGTCTTCAAAGCTAATATCTTTTAATAAAGATGGGTCTTCTAGAACTTGTGCAAGTGCCATAGTTTGGATGGGGCTTTGCTTAATTTCCTCAGCAGTTTTACCCACAAACTTTTCGGCTACAGAGCGATCTTTAATTCCGGTATGCTTCATAAATGAATTAAGAGAGGCAAGTGTATCATCTACAAATGGACTCTCTAACTCCTTAAATAAAGTTTCTTGTTCATTTAAGAAAGGTTCGTACTCATCGTATTTTGATGCCTTTTGATTTACTGACTCGTACTTACTCTTAATAGAATCTAATGATTCAAAATCTCCAAAAATGGCTTTTAAATCAGAAGCAGAAAAGGTAGTATCATCTGATATTATCTGAGTTGAAGAATCTGTTGTCTGAGAATCAGAAGGTACTGCACCCTCTCCTACAGGTGTAACATTTGTTTCAGAATCTGTAGGTGTTGGTTGTGGACTAGATGGTGACTCCGCACCAATGTAGTCGAAGAAATTAATTGTGTTTTCGCTTTCCATATGTGTTTTTTATTTTGTGTTATTCTTCTTTTCTCACTCGACCAGTTATTTCAGTACCGGTCTCCTTTTGTAAGAACGCCTCTGCTTTAATCTCCTCAATGTTTCCTTGAGTCTCAGCAGCTATAATCATTTGCTTTTCTTTCACTCTTATATTAGACAATGCCGCTTCTTTCTTAACTTCCAATTCAGCCTTCATTTGCATTAATTCCATCTCCCCTTTTTGCTTCATCAACATCTGCTCTTGTAACGCTTGATTTTGAGCTTGCTGATTTTGCATTGTCATCATATCATTTTGCTCTCTCTTCTTCATGCTCTTATATGTTAAATACCATGTAGCTTCTTTTAATCTACCTTTCTCCAACATTTCTAATATCATTGTGTAATCAGACAATTCTATTTCAGGCATTCCATTACGGCCAACTTTTAGAGCTGTTTCTGCCGCTTCTGCAATCTTGAATTTTTGAGTGTTTGATATCTTATTAGTTAATGAAAGACCTAATTCTTCCAAAGTAAAATCAGCTCCTTGCATCATATAATTAATAGCCTCAGCACCAAACACATCAGAGTAGAATGATTTAACTTCCTCATCAAATCTGCAAGTAACCAAGGTTCTTAATATAAGATTTTCAGCAGCCTTAACCTTAACTCTTTCTAACGCTTGTTGTAGTGGCCATAAGGCATTATTAGTAGCGTCTATTTCTAACTCTGCAATACCAACCAACTTATCCCCTTTTGGAGGAGATCCGGCCATGGTTGGAGTTATACCTGTAATTTGCAATAACTTTTCTACATCATGTTGGTATGCCATTATCCATTCTGATAATTGCTTACCCACACCGCCCTCTAACTCTTCAAATGTTTTATTTGTATTTACCTTTCCTCCTAATAAAGAAGATTTGTAAAAGAAATTACCTGTATGAGAATAAACTTGAACTAAGTCAAATGGAGTATACATTGTACCTCCAATAGAATTAATATTTAATGCCCCAATGTCAATGGCAATACCTTTAGGTGCAGCGGCTAATTTAGCGGCTTGTAACTTAAGGTGATTAATCTGAAGAGAGTCGTAAATAGGAATGGCAGTTTCTGTAATAGACTTACCGGAAACCTTTTCAAATCTATAAGAGAGTTGAGGTTTCTTTTTATTTACTCGCTTAATATTTTTTTGTTTACCACCAACTGTAATATTTGCACCTGGCAAATACCAACCTTCATAAATTGTGTGAGTGTCTACAACAACAGTTTTTTTCTTTTCGCTATCTACATACTCACCAAATTTATCAGAATAAAAAGTAGTAATTCCATCACGATTTTTCTTCTTGTAAAAATTACTATCTTTTGAAATGTATTCAAATTCTAAAACGTCTACAAAGAAATCATCGTATCTCATTCTATCTGTGATAGTATCTCTTTGACAATACCAAGACCAACCATATCGGTCATTTGAATATGTTAAATCAAATGCCCATTTAGCAATTCGATTTACTTGTTGCTCAACATCTTCCTCATCCCATCCATTAGCTAGCAAAAGGTTGCGTACTTCCGGTATGCTATACTTTTCAAAATGACCTGCAAATGGGCTGTTATCACCTTGGTTTTGGTCAGTCCATGCACAAATAAACTTAGTTACATCTACATACTTTACTTTAGAAATTCCGCTTTCATTATCAGTATAATCCTTAACTACACAAAATCCAAAGTTAACTAAGTCATCTTTTAATTGGCGTTCTATTTTATCGTAATCACTAACTTGAAATCCATATTCAGCAATCTTTTCAATAGAAATCTCAAAGTTTTGCTTGAATCCACCTAATGTTTCGTATAAATTTAATTCGCTTTTATTCTGAGGTGCATACTCACCTTCAGACATTTGAGGCATACCTATCTCACGCATGATAGGCTCTAATGCGTTTTTAATAAATAAGGTTGCCTTATCTAAAGCCTTTTTGTTCTTTATTTCAGTATTTATCGAATCGCATTGAATTCTTTGGTTTTGAGTGCCTAATACTGAATGCATAATACGCTTTAATTCTGGAGCCATCGAGAATATCTCAAAGTTAATATTAGCGTATCCTTTTCTTCTAATTCTTTGAGCTTGGGCATTTGGTGTAGAGTTGTTAGATTTCTCATCACCTCTAGCAACCCACATATCTATGTACTTCTGTTGACTTTGTCTGCCCTCGCTATAGTTGCGAATTTCAAATAGTCTAGCAATGTCTTGTCTACCAAAATAAGTTTTGTTATTTTCGTACCGATAAAAAATAGCACGACCTATTTGAGACAACCAATTGTTATCTTTTTTCTTAGGATCAATGTTATCCTTTGGCCAGAGGATTGTATATTCGCTCATATTTAATAATCAAAAGTATCAAAAAGTTTTGAATCTATCATCATAGATTGCTCATTTAATTCTACAAATTTAGGGTAAACTGACTTACTTCCCAAAAGTGCATAGCCTCCTGCAGCAAATAAGTCATATTTAGTCATCTCTTGTTTCCCATCAATATTAGAACATTCTTCTAAAATTTCAATATGATTTTCGTACTCAGCACCTATTTTTAGATAATTTTCCCAACTGTCAAATATATCTTGTTTAGTTGAATTGGCATTTCCATCAGAGGTAATACGACCCGGTAATGGTTTCTTATAACCATTCTCATCCATATCATATAAAAGGTATCCTCTAAAACCCCACTCTATAAATCTTTCATAAAGAAAAGTTACGTTCATCTCGGGGTACAACATAGCACCAAAAAACACGCAAGCCTTTGCCATATCATCTGCGTATTCATCACGACTAACATCCCTTTGCTTATATGTAAGTACAAATTTATCTGACACCCATGAACCTCTAGGCTTTATATTGTTACCCATATCTCCATCAACAGACTCATCTTTTTTATAATACATAGCTGCTGCGTTGTAAGACTTTTTCTTTCCGCTTACTTCTTGAGTTTCATACTTTGCAGGGTCAGCTCCCAAAACAAACTTGTTCATCACAGTCCATGCAGGCTTCCATGCCTCTAACTCTGTGTCCCATTCACGCAAATTTCTAGCACCAGGATTTGGCAAGTAAGACATTATAAATTTACCCTCATCATCCTCAACAAGTCTAACTTTTGAATTCCTTCCTGATTCCCACTCTAAGTTATATCTCCGGCTAACGTGCTTTTCAAATGTTAACTCAGTTATTCTCTTTTTAATTTTAAGTACAGGGAATGAAGAGTCTTTTGATGCCGACATGAAGCATTCCTTTAAGTTACATGGGAAGTTTTGCATTTCTTCAATGAGACCTGTTTGGTCACCATTAATTTCAAAAGCTCTTCTCTTATTCATAAGATAAGATTTAGCTCCCATGTTAACTGTTTTCCCATCAATGTTCTTTATAGGTTTTGGTGGGTCTTCAACAATAGAGTTTCCAAACTCATCAATAAAACCATCAAGACCATCGTATGCAGGGAAAAATAAAGTAATCAATCCGGTTATTGTTTGTCCGTTGTCATTTCGGTCATTAAATCGAGATCCTAAAATAAGCCTTTTCATCTGCTCACCTCCCCCTTTTTCCATTTCACCAAGGGTAGATGTTAATAGGCCAAGCCCATGTATATATGGACCTTGTGCCAAACATTTCATAACAACCCTCCATCTATCAACTACGTTAATATTAATACCTGCCTTTGGGTCTATTTTTCCTACCTCATCATGATGTATGAAATGAAGTTTCTCCATGTCATACGCTCTCTCTCCGGATGGTCGGTGATTTATCCATCCTTCGTGTGGAGGGAGAGATGTTGTGCCTACACTACCTGCTGCACGACTTGCAGGAGCAGTAAAAGAAATCGCCTCCTTTGGAACACTTGACCCTTCTGTCATCAGCTTAAAGAAGAATGGCATTCTTCGGAGACGTTTCGCTATATGGTCGACAAACACTTGGGTAGAGTGATAATCAGACATTGACTGAATACCACCAAAACGCTGAATACCCATTGTTGCCGTTATGTACCAATTCATAAAACCTGCACGAGATGTAGCTCCCTCACGCCTGTGTTTAGGATATATTACACCGTAAATAGTTCTATCCCCTGTGTCTATTAAAAAGTTACCTTCCTCTACATAACTATTTGGGTACTTTTCTCTAAACTCATCAAGACTTTTCTTTATGTTAAAGTATCTTACATAGTTTTTTCCTTCATCTAAATAAACAACTTTGTATTTATAGAAGGCATCTTTTGAGGTGTAAGCATACATTATAGTCAAGAACCATCTTCTGTCACGATCTCTATATTCAGGGAGACCATGTTTGTTTCTGTTATTACCTATAGGCCAAAAGTTCAGATATGTGTATTGACATCCAGGCATATAAGTTGGCTGACCATTATTAAAAAAGAAATAACCTTTATAATGTCTTCTTATTTGCTTTTTAATCCATTGTATCTCTTTAGAATAATAAGATACATTTCCAAACAACTCTTCGTCTATGTCCTCTAACTTTACAGAGTCTTTAGGTTTCAACTGCTTTTTTCTCCGTATAACTGCCTCTAACTCTAATAGTTTAGATGGAGTTTCTTGATATTTAAACTTTTGTTTTTCGGGAGGAAGTCCATAACCATCTATCTTTTTTATTGCCTCTTCATGTGGCAAATTGTAATATTCAGATGGTGTTGGAACTTTAATTGTAATGGGATACAAATCCTCATCATCATTATTGACAATGATAAATTCTTCTGCATCCTTGTATTTATGTTTTATCTCACGCATCTATATCTGGAAATACATCACCATTTTGTTCAAACTCTCTAATGTATTCTTCAGGTCTAATTCCTAAAGAATCCAACAAAGTAAATTCAGTCAACTCATCTTCTAAATCCTTACTTTTTTCCCCTTGCAAGAAATCATTTTTCGAAGCCGCAATCTGCGACATGGTCATATTAATGATTTCTCTTCGTGTCTTTTCCGCTTGAATTATCTTCGCCTGAGCTGCCTCGTCTTCAGCATCTAATTTAATCTCTAATTCTGTATAACGCAACAGTGCTTCCTCCGCAGATTTCCAAACCATGTATTGTTCACCACCCATTAAAAGCAAGAAATATATTGCCCTTCTATTTACTCCCTTTATTTTCCATGAGAGCATATCTACAATATATTGTTCATATGGAGGTTCAATATTTAAACATTGCAACGCCCATGTCTTTCTTCTTTTTAAATCGGGGATGCCTTGGCCCGGAGAGCCGAGGTCGTACATATAAATTAAATATCTTAAAACAATATCCGGGTCTAATTTTTTTGGCAAATCATTAGCAGCAAATACTACAGAAAAATTCTCAAGGTCTTTAAATTCAAATAATACAGGTGTACCTAGAGGTATTTTGTGTATCGGATATTTTAACTTGCCAAATTCACTCTGCTCAAACTTCATAAGCTAATATTTCATTGTGCCTTACTAAATGATACTCATCGTTTAACTTTTTGTTTAGATGAGCTTCTAATGGAATGCCTGCCCAAGTCTTACTTAAAATTGTATCTCCAACTTGAGGAATAGCGTCTGTACCATACTTTAATTCTTCTTTTGGAGAAGGATCTCCAACTGCGATGACTTTCCAATGTGCCTCTTTATATTTTTGTTCGTATGCTGTGGGTATATAAATTAATGAATTTTTTTCTTCTTCTGGTATTTGTTTTACTAAACACCAACCATCTTGAACAATAAATTGACCATCTCTTATTGTTAAATACACGAGATCCGGCTTTATCATTACAACTTCTGTATCTCCATCATCAATTATGCGAGTGTTTTTGCCCTCGCTGTATGCCCCAAAAGCCTCTCTAATTTCAATGTATTTTACAAAAACTTGGTCTCCTTTCTTCCATTTACCCCAGTCTTCATAAACTATACAATCCGTATTAGTCCAATATTCTGCATCCGGTGAAGACATTCTGACTACCAGGTGAATTCTATTCTCACCAAAATCAAAACCTTCAGCCAAATGATTTTTAGATTTCATAACTACAGGCAAATAATTCAAATACTTCATTTTGAAAAAATTAAGTGTGTTTAATGTGAGATTTTTACTATACTTTTGTTGGGCATCGTTCTGATGCCTTTTCATTTTGTTTGTTGTGTTATATTGTGTGCAGAAAGTGGGGACAACGGTCCCCATTTTTTGTTATGTACTAGTGGTCTCTCAGTTGTACGAAACTTGGTAACAATAAATTTGCCGATGAACCATTTTCTGACTCATTGACATAATCAAAGGAAAGAATATAACCTCCAATTGGTTTAGGAGGTCTTCCCTTTTCAATATGATACCCAAAGTCACCATCTCCATATTCCTCTTTGTAGGCGGCTGTTCTGATGTGATGAACGTATCTGTGCTTAATTGAATATCCTGATCTTGGATTATGTTCTAAAGATTCTTGAGAATCAATAACATGATATAGTTCGTGAACGTGACCCTGCCAAATACAATCAGCTCCAGATATCATTACACTCATACGATTGTTTTGGATAACGCCCTTGGTGATGACCCCACCGCCTCCTGAGCCGTGGTAATATTTCACGTTGAACGCATGGTTCGAGTGACTCTTATATTTCATCTGAAGTTTCCACCAACCTCCATAACCTCCAGTATAAATAGATGTCTTGTTCTTATAATTCATAAGATCAACAAATCTCTGAAGAGGGTCGGTCTCTGTATTTTTAATAATTGCCGTCTCATGGTTTCCATAACCAATCCAAGCAATGTTTTGAGCGTAAGGACTCCACCAATCAACTGCCGTTTCAATAACAGCATCTAAATAATTATGCACGTTATGCTCAGGTCTAATATCTTTCTTGCTTCTACGAGGGTCCCATTTGCCCTGCATTAAACAGAAAAAATCGCCATTAATAACGATTCCCATATCTTCGGCAAGGGCCATGTCTAAATGCCTTTTTAATATATCTCTTTTGCACTTCGGGTTGTCCCAATGGACATCAGATATCATAAGCCATTTCTTTTCAGAAGAGCATTCTGTAATCAGAATGTTTTTATTTATCTTGGTTGTAAGCATTGTATACCTCGTTACTTTTTAATAGGTTAAAATATTCGGAGAAGGTGTTGTACGGTTGGTCTATGATTAATGGGTCATCAGCTCCAACAAGATAAAGAAGAGTTCTATTACCTACTGATATAGATCCGTTATCTTTAAATTCGACATCAGCTTGTATAGCTGACACTTTAGTGATATCAAAAATTATTGGTACAGAATCACAATAAAGTTGAGCGTTACCAGCTATATCCTCCTCATTATTCCATACTACACAAACAGTGCTGCATAATGTTGGATAAGGGGTGATATCTTTTTTCTTCTTTCTCCAGAACATAACTATTATTTTCTGTAAAAATACAAAAAACCCTCTTTCTTTAGAAGAGGGCTTATTGTCCTTAGAATGGTAAATCGTCTTCCGATTCTTCCTTATTGGTCGGCTGTGCATTAGATTCCGGTTGAATTGGTTCTGCTTTACTCACTTGTTCTATCTTCCACACTTTTAAAGAGTTGTAAACACTCCCATTATATTCTCTTCCTTCAACATTAAAATGGCAATCAATAACATCACCAACTGAAAATGGGTCAATCAAAACTGATTTGTCATTAATGAGTTGAAATTCAATTACAGTTGGATACTTATCCCCTGTCTCAATAACGAACTTACGAATAGCAAACTTTGGAGTCTTTTGCTCGGTACTCCCAACCGACTTAATTTTTCCTTGAATATTCATGATTTTTAAATTTTCACAAATATATAATTTATTTTGTAGACTTTGTTACATAGTTTTCAACATATGATTGTCAATAGTGTTTATAAAAAACTTTTGGATTCTAATGTGAAAATGTATTTACTTTGCATTATAAACACAACAACGTCATGGAAATAGAAAAAAACATTCCAATACCTAACACATCAGGTCGAGGCAGAAAGACTGAATATGGTTTGCCTGATATGGAAGTGGGTGATTCGTTTTTCGTAAAGGGTGAGAATAGCAAGTATTTATCTAAGATATTCTACCAAAGAAAAAAGAAGAATTACAAACTAACAGCAAGAACCTACCCGGATGGAGTAAGGATTTGGAGAAAAGCGTAATTTAATTACCTTTGTTTTAAGTTTGAGTCGCAGCAAACTAAAAACATAAAACACTAGCCCTGTTGAATGGTGCGAGACTGCGACCTCCCCATTCTTCGGGGCATTTTTTTCACAAGTATGAACACAGGACAAATAGTAAAAGCCAAGTCTGAAAGAGACTTTACAATGTTGAGTAATAAACTACTCCAAGACTGCACATTAACAATTGAAGAAAAGGGACTTTTGGTCTACCTTCTTAGTTTGCCTTCTGATTGGGTTCTTTATAAGAAGAACTTACCCGAGAAGACTGGAGAGTCTAAGGGAACAATAGATCGTGTATTTAAACAGCTTCAAGAGAAGGGGTATATTATATCTGTCAAGGTAATTGATGTGGAGACAAAATTGTTTAAAGGATGGAATCATATTGTTTACGAAATACCGATATTATCGGAAACCGACATTCGGGAAACACCGACATCGGCTTTTACCGACCTCGGTCAAAGTATGCCTATACAAATACTAAATACTAATACAAATAATAATATTAATACAAATACTAATATAGGGAAAGCACGTTTTTCTCCTCCAAGTTTAGATGAGGTAAAGGCATTCTTCAGAGAAAAGGGGTATCGTGAGGATGTGGCTATAAAAGCATACAACTACTACAGCGATGGTAATTGGTGTGATAAGAATAATAAACCGGTTAAGAATTGGAAGTTAAAAATGCACATTTGGTTTAGAGATGAAAACAAGATACAAGAAGTTAAGCTAAAGGTGAGGACAGCATTTGGAGATATTGTTGAAGTAACTAAGCAACAATATAACTCAGCAGAACCAGGATACTATAAACAAATATAACAATGGACAACTATCAAAAACTTACAGCACTCGGCATTGAGTGTAAAAATACATCGACTCAACAAAAAGTAAACTGTCCATTCTGCAAAGACATTAGGTCGAATAAAAGAGACAAGTCTCTTAGCGTCAATGTAGAGTTGGGTGTATATAAATGCCACTACCCAAATTGCGAGGCATTTATGGGTAAAAGCGTCTCATCATTTGAGCGAAAGCCTGAGTACATACTTCCGGTTTCAAAACTGCAAAAAGTTAGCGACAAAGTTTTGTCATGGTTTGAGTCGAGAGGAATATCCAACAACACATTGCTTCAATTTAAGGTTACAGAAGAAGATGCATACTTTCCGCAAGTACAAGAAAATAGGAAGGCAATATGTTTTAACTACTTCAGAGGACCGGATCTCATTAACATTAAATATAGAGACGCAGCCAAAAATTTTAAGATGGTTAAGGATGCGGAACTCATCATGTATAATCTGAACGCAATAGAGGGCTATAATTGGTGTGTAATTGTCGAAGGGGAGATGGATGCCTTATCGATGCATGAAGCTCAAATTTACCCTGTTGTAAGCGTTCCTAATGGGGCAACAAAGGGTAATCAAAACCTTAAGTATCTCGATAACTGTATTGACCACTTCAAAGACAAGGATAAAATAATCATATTTACAGACAACGATTCATCTGGAATCTCTTTAAGAGAGGAGTTAGCTAGAAGGTTGGGTAAAGAAAGGGTTTGGTATATAAACCCAATAGAGGGGTGTAAGGATGCCAATGATATCTTAATCAATTATGGAGTAGAGGCAATTCAGAAAGTAATTGCAGAGAGTTACCAAGTGCCAATAGAAGGAATAGAGAAAGTACATGATGTAAAAGACAAGATACTTGACATATACACGAATGGATTTCCACATGGACTGAAGGTAGGATTTTCTGACTTTGACGATCATATGAGTTTTAGAGGTGGCGAATTTACTATAATCACCGGAACTCCCAATGCAGGTAAGTCAACTTTTTTGAGCAATGTACTTGTCAGATTAGCTTCAAAACATGGTTGGAAGATAGCTATGTTTTCTCCCGAAAAACAACCTACCGAAATCCTATTCTCAGAATTAGCCGAGATATATATCGGAAAGTCATTCTCTTCCTATAACCAGGTTTTAAAGATGTCTAGGGAAGAATTACAAAAGGCAGAAGACTTTGTAGATGAGAATTTCTTCTTTATGAAGATTGATGAGATAGATGTGACCATTGATGGGATACTTGCCAAAGCATCTGAATTGGTTCAAAGAAATGGTATAAACTGTCTTGTAATTGATCCTTGGAATTATGTTGAGCATAAGTACGAAAGAGGCACTAATGAGACTCAGTACATATCAGAGGCTCTTACTAAGATAAAAAGATTTAAAGATAGATTTGGAGTCCATGTATTCGTAGTTGCCCACCCGACAAAGATTAGAAAGGAGAATGGGTCATATGTTGTACCAACACTATATGACATTGCAGGGTCTGCCCATTTCTTCAACAAGTGCGATAATGGGTTTGTTGTATATAGAGACTATGCTACCGGTCAAACCAAAGTGTATATTCAGAAAATTAGATGGTCATTCATTGGGAAAGTGGGGGATTCTAACTTCATGTATGATGTGAGTAACAAGAGATTTACTAGTATCATGGATGACAAATACTCATTCAATCCTATAAGTGATTACGAGCAATTACAAGACGATATTACATACGATGAAAATATACCATTCTGATCCGGCACTACAATTAGCATTACGACAACTCGCAATAACAAAGTATAAAGATGGTGAATTAATAGGGTCTAAAGAAGACTATTTAGAGAATATTGAAGCTGTTTATATCTCTGTTAATAAAAATTATGATAAAATTTTAGAAGTTTTATTTGCATTTTGTGAGAAAAATGTTAGATATTTGCGAAAGCATAATTTAATAGAACAAAAAGTAAGCGAAGAAATAATACTGAAGGCAAAGAAAAGAACTTGTAGGGAGATGGGAATATCTAAACCGGATGCAAGTGAGAAATATAAAAACAAATACCTTCAGAACCTTTATAAACTTGTTTACTGGGAGTTCATTAAGACACACACAATAGAAGAAGTAAAAGTTAAATTTAAAACAATATGAAAACAAAATCAATTCACTTCCTGGACATATTGGAATATGTGCCGGATTCAAAGAAAAATCAATTCATTACTGACTTGGTTGTTTATGTCCCACACATTCAAGCTGAGGCTGAGAAGTATAAAAACATTGTACATGACGTAAACTTTGGCAAAGAACGTACTGAATACATAAACTCAATGCGTAAAACAAGCAGGGAGATATGGAACAGCGATGACACATCGAGAAGAGATTTGAAAAATATACAATCTCGTCAAATGTTGTATTACTTTTTATATAACACATTGCCATTATCTTATGCAGAGGTTGGAGGTTATTTCGATAAGGATCATTCAACAGTTATACATGGAATTAAAAGATTTACCTCAGACATGGAGACGTCTTTAAGAACTAGATTAATGGTTGAGTTCTTTGTAACAAAAATGGAGGAAAATGGTTACAGACAGCCAAGAAGAGCATATGAATTATTAATGAACAACATTGAAGTTTATGGAAATAACAATCAATAAGCCACACAGCACAACATTTGAATTTGCCGGGGAATGTTTCTTAGACATGAAATATTCATTCACACTTACAAAAGTAGTAAACGAGTTAGGAACACATTATTTTGTATCAGCTCATCCTCACTCCTCTGAGACTAATTGGGAAGACTGGAACAATGTAAAGCAGAATGTGATTGAAAACATAATAAAAAAACACTTCGAACAAAATGGAGCAGAATAACACACAAAATGTAAAAGTCAATTACGAATACAAGCAGTCTGAAGTAGTTACAGAGGTTATCTCTGATATTAAAAAAAGAGAGGAAAAAGGATTTCTTCAATATGGAACTACTGTTGACAGAAATGATTATGACCTTAAAATGTGGCTACAAGAAGCATATGAAGAATGTTTAGACATGGCTATATATTTAAAGAGTGCCATTAATAATATTAAGAAAAAATGAGATACGGATCAGTATGTTCAGGAATAGAAGCTGCTACAATGGCATGGCATCCTCTAGGTTGGAAGGCACAATGGTTTTCGGAAATAGAACCATTTCCATCAGCTGTCTTACAGCATCACTACCCAGAAGTTCCCAACTTGGGGGACATGACTTTAATTCACTCAAATCCTATATTTAATGAAACAACTATCGATGTTCTCGTTGGAGGAACTCCCTGCCAATCATTCTCAGTCGCAGGTCTCAGAAAAGGAATGGAAGACCCTCGTGGCAACTTGGCCCTTGAATTCTGCCGAATTGCTAATATTGCAAAACCCCAATGGATTGTATGGGAAAATGTCCCCGGTGTCTTGTCAAGTAACGGAGGAAAAGATTTTGCTTCCCTCCTCGGGGCGTTGGGGGAACTCGGGTATGGGTTCGCCTACAGAATTCTTGACGCTCAACACTTCGGAGTCCCACAAAGACGCAGAAGAATCTTTCTTGTCGGATATCTTGGAGACTGGAGACCTGCCGCAGCGGTTCTATTTGAGTCAGAGAGCTTGTGCAGGAATACTGCGGAGAGCAGAAGTAAGAGGGAAAAAGTTACCCGAGCGATTGAGGCAAGCATTACTAACAACAGTGAGTCAGGAGAATGGTGGGATGGAGGACAAACAGCCGCAAGTTTAACTACTAGGTGTCAT